CCCTTTGGGGTTTTTCCGCTTTTGACAGCAACTCCAACAAAATAGTAATAGCATATAGGGACACTGGAAATGCAAATAGACCAAAAGCTGTAGTTGGGACAGTAAGTGGTACTTCTATTAGTTTTGGTACGCCTGTTCAAATTGCGAGCAACGCTCAGTATGTTCCGATGCCTATCGCCTTCGACAGCAATTCCAATAAAATAGTGGTGTACTATTCTAACTCTTCCAATCAACCAACTGCGAAAGTTGGGACAGTAAGTGGTACTTCCATTAGTTTTGGAGGTGCGGCAACTATCGACTCAGGCACTACTTATTCAGACGCATCTATGGCTTTTGATTCAAGCTCAAACAAAATCGTTGTGGCGTATAAAAAAAGTAGTGCAGCTTACTGCAAAGTTGGTACAGTAAGTGGTACAACTATTAGCTTTGGGTCTGCTGTTCAATTTGATTCAGGGGTCGCTTATGAACCGGCAATGACTTTTGATAGCAACTCAAACAAAATCGTTATAGTCTATGGAGATGCGAACAATGCAAGGGACGGCACTGCCATTGTAGGAACGGTCAGCGGCACGTCAATCAGCTTTGGCACATCTGTTGTTTTTGAAAATTCAGATACAAGAGAACCGCATGTTGCTTTTGATTCTATTACCAATAAAATAATTGTGGTTTATAGGGACACTGGAAATTCTAATTATGGCACTGCCATTGTAGGGACCGTCAGCGGCACAACTATTAGCTTTGGCACACCTGCAGTATTTGAAAGTGCAAAAACGGATATTCCTTGCGTTGCTTTTGACCCTATAGCAAATAAATTTGTGATAGCATATGCGGATGCGGGAAACTCTGGTCGTGGGACTGTTATTACTGGAACAATAACTGGTACATCCCTAAGTTTTGACAGCCCTTCTGTTTTTTCGGGAACTTCATTGGTCATAATGGGTTCTGCCACATACGATTCAAATTCTAGTAAAGTTGTTTTAAGCTATACAGACGGCGGCAATTCTGTTCGTGGTACATCTGTTGTGTACCAACCCGCCTACGCCACCACCAACATAACCGCTGAGAACTTCATAGGCTTTACTGACGGCGCTGCTGCTGACACAGGCAGGGCGAGAGTTCAGATTGGTAGCGGCATTAACGGTGCGCAATCCAGCCTCACAGCAGGCCAGCAATACTTTGTACAAACAAATGGGACGCTTGGCTTAACGGCTGATGACCCGTCAGTAATCGCTGGGACTGCGATCTCAGCCACAGAAATCATCGTGAAAGGATAACGAAATGAGGACAATAGTTGAAACATCCAGCGGCTTGAGCAAGTACCTGCTTGCTGATGACGTGACTATTACTGCTACGGCAGACAACATTACAGTGGGTGATCCTGCACAGTTCATTATTGGTGATCTGAACAGCACCACAGTGACCGTCACAGACAACGTGACCAACGCCCCAGCGGACTGGACGGGCAATCGTTATACGTTTGATGGCACTACATGGACAGCTAACCCTGACTGGGTTGATCCAACTCTCGACGAGGAGGAGTAAGTATAAATGCGTATCATTGGCAATCGTGGAAATACAGCCCGAAAAGTACAGGCCATTGCCAGTGGTGCGTTAGCTTCTGGTGATACGGTTGTTGTTAATGCTGATGGGACTGTTGGACTGATAAGCCCAACGGGTGGAACTGTTGATCAGGTTGTTGGCGACCCTGTTGTTTTTGAGGCTGATAGAACTTTGTATCCTTCTGTTACGTTTGACTCAAACTCAAATAAAATTGTTGTGTCATTCCGAGACCAAAACAATTCCTCTTACGGCACAGCAGTTGTCGGCACATTAAGCGGCACATCAATTACCTTTGGGACTCCTGTGGTCTTTGCGAGCGCTCAAACAAATCATATCGCATCAACCTTTGATAGCAACGAAAATAAAGTTGTTATCTGTTATCAGGATGGTGGGAATAGTCAGCGGGGGACTGCTATTGCGGGGAATGTTAGCGGGGATAGTATATCTTTTGGATCGGAGCTTGTGTTTGAATCTGGCGCTACTCAATTTATTTCTGCGACCTTTGACAGCGTAAACAACAAGGTTGTCGTGGCTTACGAGGACGATGCTAACGCTGACAGGGGAACGGCCAGAGTTTTAACTGTAAGCGGGACGACCATTTCTAATGCTGCCGCATCAGTAATATTTGAAACTGGCTCTACTCAGTATATATCAACAGCCTTTGACAGTAACGCTGGTAAAGTAGTCATAGCCTTTCGTGACGTTGGAAATTCTAACTATGGCAAGGCTATTATTGGCACAATAAGCGGTACAAGTCTAAGTTTTGGCAATCCTGTTACATTTGAAAGCGCCAGCACTGCTTGGACTTCTATAGCTTTTGATAGCAACAGCAATAAAATTGTCATTGCCTACATGGATGATGGTACCTTAGACAAGGGAACTGCAATCGTAGGAACGGTAAGTGGAACCACTATCAGCTTTGGTAGCCCCGTAATTTACTCAGGATCAACTGAAGGCAATAACAATTCAATTTCGTTCGACAGTAATGCCAATAAGCTGGTTATTGCATATCAGGACAATATAAATGGCACAGGCAAGTTTGTTGTTGGCACTGTTAGTGGGACATCTATTTCTTTCGGCGCTGCTGTTGATATTACTGGGGGGCAGACAAACAATAGCACCTTTCAACTGTCGACAGCTTTTGTCAGCAACGCAAACAAGGTTGTCTGTGTTTATTCTGACTTTGATAACTCTGAGCATGGAACAGCGTCTGTGTTTCAAAACGCAGGGCCGGGGCCAAACACGCCAAGTTTTATAGGCTTTGCCTCTAACGGCTACGCATCGGGCCAAGCTGCCACGATCAACGCCAAGGGCTTCATAGACGATAACCAGTCTAGCTTAACGGCGGGTCAGAGCTACTTCGTTCAAAACAACGGCGACTTAGGCTTAACGGCTGATGATCCATCGGTCTTTGCTGGCACTGCTGTGTCTGCAACTAAATTAATAGTAAAGGGCTAACGCATGACGCTTTCATACATTCCGTCAGACACGAACGCTGAGGGCATACTGAAGGCTGTTGCATCAGGGGTGCTGCCTAATGGTAAGGCTGTTATAGTTAATGCTGATGGTACTGTTAGTGTTGTTGCGGAGACTAGCTCAAGCGAATCCCAAGCGCTAGGCACTGCTGTTGTGTTTGAGACAGCGGAAAGCTTTGATGTTACAGCCACCTACGATGAGAACGCTCAGAAAGTGGTCGTGGCTTATAGAGCCAACTTAAACTCCAACTACGGCACGGCTAGTGTTGGCACTGTAAGTGGTACGACTATCAGCTTTGGAACTCCCGTAGTGTTTCAGAGTAGCAACACCGAGGAGTTTTCTTCTACCTACGACTCCAATTCGCAAAAAGTAGTTATCTCTTATAATAACAGCTCCAATAGCGATGGCACTGCTGTGGTAGGCACTGTAAGTGGCACGTCAATAAGCTTTGGAACTCCAGTAGTGTTCGACAGTAGTGAGGTAGAGTTCACTTCCCTTTCCTATGACTCCAATGCTCAGAAAGTGGTCATTTCTTATAGAGACAACGGAAACTCTAACTACGGCACGGCTATTGTTGGCACAGTAAGTGGTACATCTATCAGCTTTGGTAGTGCGGTTGTATTCGAAAGTGCTACTGTCGAGGCCGTGTCATCAGCTTACGATTCCAATGCCCAAAAGATAGTTATTTCATATAGAGACGATGGTAACTCTAACTACGGCACGGCTATTGTTGGCACTGTAAGCGGGACATCTATTAGTTTTGGTTCTGCTTCTGTTTTTGAAACGGGCCCCACCACGGGTACATCTACTACTTATGACGCCGTAGCTCAGAAGGTAGTTATTGCTTATGTAGATTATAACAACGGCACCAAAGGAACTGCTGTAGTAGCTACTGTTAGCGGAACATCAATTTCCTTTGGAACTCCCGTAGTGTTTCAGAATTCTCAAATAGAGACTTCTCTCTCAGCTACTTACGACGCTAACGCTCAAAAGGTTGTTATAGCTTACGCCGATGGTGGCAATCTTGATAAGGGAAAACTCGTAGTCGGCACTGTAAGTGGTACGGCTATTAGTTTTGGCTCTTCTGTGCTGTATGAAGATGGTAGAACTGACGATGTGGCTGCAGTGTATGACTCTAGCTCTGGCGTTGAAAGGGTAGTAATAGCATACAGGGATACTAGTAACTCTAATTCTGGAACTGCTGTAGTTTTACGAAACGCAGCTTCGTACACCACTAAAAACCTCACCGCCGAGAACTACATCGGCATGTCTAGTGGCCCTGCTTCGCCTTTTGGGTTTGGTACGTCTGTAGTTTTTGAAACAGGTGCTGTTGATGACATTGGCAGTGCGTATGATAGCACAAATAATCGTCATGTTATTGCTTATCAAGATGAAGGCAATTCTAATCAGGGGACTGCTGCTGTTGCTACGGTAAGCGGAAGTACTGTTAGCTTTGGTACGCCTGTTGTATTTGAAACAGGGTCTACAAGTTATGTTAGCCCTGTTTTTGATTCTACGAATAATAAAGTTGTTATTTTTTATATTGATGCAGGTAACTCAGGGTATCTGACAGCGATTGTTGGAACGGTAAGCGGCACTGCTATAAGTTTTGGAACGGCGGTTGTTGTTGACTCTACCAATTCATCTTATCCTCATGCTGTGTTTGACAGCACAAATGGAAAAATAGTTTGCCATTATCAGTCATCTAACGGTTACGGAATTGTTGGCACAGTTTCTGGAACAAGTATTTCTTTTGGTACAAGAGTAGAAATAAACAACGGCCAAAGCGGATATATGGACTCTACATATGACTCCAATGCAGGAAAAGTAGTTGCAAGTTATAGGGACCAAGCTAACTCTAATAATGGAAACGCCAGAGTTGGTACAGTTAGTGGAACGTCTATAAGCTATGGCACTGAAGCAACCTTCAATTCAGGAAACACGGAGGGGCGTTGTTCTGTTTTTGATCCGACCACTAACAAGATTGCAATTTTTTACAAAGATGCCGCTGATAGTGACAAGGGTAAAATTGTAGTTGGTACAGTTAGCGGAACAAATATTAGTTTCGGCTCTGAGGTAGAAGTAACAACTACTGGATACATGTTTACAACAAATGGTGCTATCACAGTTAATTCTAGTGGTAAACTTGCAATGGTTTATCAGGATGGTGGAAACTCTAATTATGGCACATTACGAGATGGAACCATAAGCGGAACAACTGTAACACTAGATACTGCACAAGTATACTCAGAGGTAAATTCTCAGCACAATGTAATTTCTTACAACAGCACAGAAGATCGTATGCTTGTTGCTTATTCGGATGCAGGTGGAAACGATCAGGGTGTAGGACAGGTTTACGATGTAGGCTTTGCGGGAGAGGTCGCAAGCGGTGGTGCTGCAAGAATAGACATCATAGGCTCACTCAGCACAAACCAAGGTGGCCTCACAGCAGGGCAGAGCTACTTTGTGCAAACTGATGGCACGATAGGCTTAACGGCGGATGATCCAAGTGTCTTTGCAGGGACGGCAATATCTGCTACAAAGCTTATAGTTAAAACGTGAGGACATAGTGTAATTATTAATGTACTTGTAAAGTAATTAACAAAGTGATATACTGCTGAAACAACTAAGATACAGGAATTTATATGTCACTGCACCTATTAAGTGCAGAGGAAATCCTAAAGTACTGGCCTCAAATCTCACATCATATAGATGCCGCACTTGAGCATTCTGCTGGCGAGATAACCACATTTCAGACCTTTCAGCAGGCTATGAACGGACAGATGCATGTCTGGGTATATGTGGATCAGGATCAGATAACCTCTGCATTTGCTACCCGCTTTTTAATCTTCGACAACCGCAAATCTCTGCAAATCATGACGTGTGGGGGTTCAATCGCAGACTGGGATAAATTACAATCCGGGCATTCAGTTTTCGAGCGATTTGCCAGAGAAAACAAATGCCAAAATGTCCAAATCTGGGGCCGCAAAGGGTGGGTCAAGAGGATGGAAAACGTAACCAGCAAGAGCGGCACGAAGTACAAGCCGCTCTACACCGTAATTTCGATGGAGATTTAAAATGACCTTGATTAACCCGTTTGGCGTGAGCCGATATCTGCAGCCTCGACGTGCAGGGATGATTGCATTTAAAGGCGGCACTACTACCATCAAAGAGACCGGCTTGAGAGATGATCAATATCAGACTCTCCAGACTAATCAGGCAGGAATTAGGTCTGATATTGGTGGGCTAGGTACGGATATGAAAAGCTATGGGGATACCCTTACCACAGGGCAGTCGAATATAAGCGATCTAATCGGTACAGGCTCTACGGGCGAAGATAGTCCTGCCACTGGGCTGTATGGTCAATTTTCAAATCAAACTGATTTGCTCTCAGGCTTGGGTAGTCGTATCGACACAGGTTTCACCGATCTCACAAATTATGTTGATGCCGAGACTGGTGCATTAGCAGAGGGCCAGTCTGGCTTAGTTGAAGGCCAGAGTGGGTTAGTCAGTGACATAGGAGATGTGCAGACCAGCCAGAACACTGGTTTTGCAAATATGGGAACCCGATTTGATGCCGTGGACACGGCAGGGTCAAACTTACAGACTGCTGTAGATACAGGGTTCCAAGATACGGCTAACACGCTTACAAACACTAACGCTAATATAAACACAAGATTTGATGATGCATCGAGCGCGCTAACTGCCGGTATTGATGATACTAAGGCCAAAATTACGTCAGCAACAGACGCTACAAACACTCAGCTGGGAGCTGCTCGGGATGATCTTGTAGCAGGCCAGAGTGGTCTGACTAGCGACCTTTCTACCATGTCCGCAAATCAAGACATATACGCAACTAGCTCGCAAGACAATCAAGCTGATCTCCAGTCCGGGCAAGACGGATTCGTTAGTAATTTTGATGATTACGTCAATAGATACTCTGATGATGTCTCACTGGCTAACCAAGCCCGAACAGACCTCGAGCAAGCACAGACAAACGCGTTTAAAAAATTGCGAGACGATCAGCTCAACCAGTTTAATTCCCTCGGCAATAACGTAAATTCTTTAAGTATCGCTAACCAGAGCAATGCTGACCAGCTTAATCGAGCGGTATCCAGCGGTTTCAGCGACACCTCTATTGATCAGCAAATTGCTAATAACAACCAGACTAATGATTTGAATAGCATACGTGGCCTTTTACAGACCACTGGCGATTCTTTAAATGATACCACCCGATCCCAGTATCAAAAACTTACTGCTGCATTTAATCAACAAGGCTTGCTCGTCACGCAGGGCCTAGACGCTCAAGGCAATACGTTGCGTCGAGAGTTCGACGCTCAAGGAGCCGTGATTGAAACTAGCTTTGATCAATCTGGTAATCAGATAAGCCAATTCCGCATGGATGTTGGTCAGATGATTGCCAACGCTAATGAGTACGTGAATGGATTTCTGCCGGGGGCAAATACATCGATGGGCAATTTAAGCTCGGCGGTGAGCACAAACAACGGCGGCCTTATGGCTCCGTATACTCAAACAAGGTAAAACATGCACCCACAAACAATCTCCGCCCAAGGCATCAATCTAGTTAAAAAGTTTGAGGGTCTGCACCGTGTTCAGCCCGATGGCATGGTTTCGAGTTACCGCTGCCCTGCAAACCGTTATACATGTGGATTTGGTGCCACTAGAGGCGTCAGATCAGGAACTAAATGGACTAAAGAATACTGCGAGCAGCGGCTTATAGAAGATCTCAATGAGCACGGCAAAGCTGTTAAACGTCTCGTTAATGTCCCCTTATCTCAATACCAATATGACGCTCTCACGTCTTTCGTTTTTAACCTCGGACCAGGGGCCTTCAAAAGCTCCACCCTCCTAAAAAAGCTCAATCAAGGGCTATACGATGAGGTGCCAGAGCAGCTGATGCGCTGGAACAAAGCTAGGGTAGATGGCAAGCTCACGCCTCTAAACGGCCTCACCCGGAGACGTGCTGCAGAGGCTGCTTTGTTCTCCTCAGATGCTGCTCTGCCCTCCGATGAGGGCGGCTCAGAAATGCCACAGAAAGTATCTGCAGCGGCACCTAAATCACTAGCTAAAAGCAAAACAATGGCTGGTGCAGGGATTGCTGGAGCGGCTACTGCGATGAACGAAATCTCAGGGCAGCTGCAGGGCTTATTGCCATACGCAGACAGCCTTAAAGTACTGTTCTTAGTCTGCGCCATAGGTGGCATAGGCCTTGCCGCATACGCCCGATTTAAGGATCACTCAGACGGGGTTCACTGATGGCGAAGGGCGATAAGGCAATACGCAAAAAACAACGCCGCCAAAAGACGCAAAAAGACCAACAGGCTAGGGCGTTACGGAAAACTGTAGGGGCTTCTGGCAGTGGAAATAAAATATTTGACGCTTATGGCCTAAGAACACCTCAAACAAAGGCTGATAGGCTTCGCTTGTATAACTGGAAGCTAGGCACGTCTTTTGGTGCTGCTTCAAAGGTTCGATACATAGACCCTTCCGAATACAAAATAGAAGATAGTAGTTGAATGATGTTTATTTTTGGTAAAATAAAAACCTACATTATCGCTACTTTAGCCCTCGCCCTACCTATTATTTACGTCATGGGCAGAGTTAGAGGACGAGCTGCAGAGAAGACTAAAGTGCTAGAAGACGATCTTCAGGCACAAAAGAAATCCACTAATTTTTATAAGGCTATGTCTGAACATGAAGACGCTGCTATTGTTGATCGTAAGTCTGTCACTGACCGGTTGCGCTCAAACGGTTTATAGAACTCAGCTTGAAATATACTGCCCACAATTGAAGCAGTATTCTGAAGCATTCAACAACAATCTAGCCGATGAAATCGAAAGTCTACCGCCTAACAACCGGGCGATTGAAGAGGCAATCGGAAACTATGTTTATTTGCGTGACCGTATTCGGCGCTGCCATGAAGAAAAGGATAAAATCTAATGCCTATTTTCGGATATGATGACTTTGGCGATATGGTCGATGGCGGCGGGAAAGGCGGTTCTGGCGATACTTTTTTTAGTGGTGATAACGCAGATTATAAAGGCGATGACAATAACACTTCGTTTTCTGAAAAAGTAGAGGCATCTACAGTAAACACGACACAAGAAGATCTAGCTAATGAAGGTGGCCGCTCTGGCGATGAAGACTCGTCCGGCTCGTCTGGAGCTACAGGAACTTCGACAGAAGATGATTTAGTCCGCACCCCGGGCGCTGTAAGCGCCGAAGACATTCTTAAAATGGCAACAGACGCTGGGCTAGACGTTGCACAAAAAGACATGGCAGCAATTATAGCTGATCCCGAAGCGTGGTTATCTAGTCGCGGCCTAAAAATAGAAGATTTGCTACCAACTTTGGACGCAGATGCAGCGGGAACAAATTTGGATCCTTACGATGCAAGGTATGCTCTCGGAGAAGACCCTACAGTTTCTACCAAAACAGCTGGTACTGCACAAACTGTTGGTGAGGTTACAAACCCGGGTGCTGAAACTTTTACGGCAAGCACTGCAGCGGACAAACTTGATGCAAGCACTAAAGTAAACGCCGCAACAGGCAAAATCGATGACGATAATCTTGTTAATGCTGACGATATTGAGATTGATGTCGCTGCTGAAAATGCCGGGACGGGCGTCCTTGGAAATTCGCTAGATGATTTTGCCAGCCAAAACATATCTACAATTATTGACACTTCAACACCCGCTGGCAAGCTTCTCGCAGAGAGATTGGGCAACGGCAACTACACCGACCACAAAGCCACAATTCTCGGCCAGATGGAGATTATCTCCGCTGAATTTAAGGATAGCAACGGTGATCCAAAGATCCCAGCTTGGGCACAGGCGATGGTGCGTGATACGCAAAAAACCATTGCTTTCTCAGGCATCTCCGGGACAGCGGCAACCGCTGCCTACGCCAACGCTGTGATGGAAGCGACTTTGGGTGTAGCTGATAAAGAAGCTGCTTTCTTTCAAACAATTACTGTTGCAAACCTCGATAATCGACAAGAGGCAATTATTAACAAAGCAAAAATCCTAGCGAATTTTGAATTGGGAAACTTGAGCGCACGGGAGACATCTGCGGTCACCAACGCAAAAGCGTTTCTAGAGATGGACCTCAAGAACCTGACCAACGAACAACAAGCCGAAGTTATTGATAAACAGGCTGTTGTACAGGCACTTTTTGAAGACCAGAAAGCTATAAATGCTCAACGGCTTTTCACTGCCGAAAGTGAAAACGATTTCGCTAAATTCTATGACGAACTCAACTCCGCAATTGAGCGACATAACTCTACCGAAATGAACACCATCGAGCGATTTAATGCTGGGGAAATCAACACAGTTAGGCAGTTTAACGCTGAGATGTCTGACAGCCGGGACCGTTTCAGCAGTGAAATGCAATACAATATTGATGTCTCCAACGCAAAGTGGAGACAGACTGTTGAAACTGCCAACACAGAAATGATTTTTGAGGCGGTGGGGCAGGATGTAAAAAACACTTTAGACATCTCTCAAGAGGCCCAGAACAGGCTTTGGGACAGCATCGATAACCTGTTGGACTATATTTTCAAAGGTGCCGACAATGAGGCCACTAGAGACGCTGAAATACTCGCTGCACAGATCCGGGCAATGAGCGGCAGCGGAAGTTCTAGCAGCGGCAAGTATCAGGCACTAGGGAGTATTGTTAGTGCCGGAATTACAGCATTTTGATCAAAACAATATTAGAAAAACATGAGAACGTAATATTCTTTTGTTCGGGTGGTAGAGACAGCATGGCTGTCTGGCATCTACTAAAACCTTATCTAGATAAAATTTATGTCGGCTGGGTGGATACCAATAACAACGTACCTGAAGTTAAAGCCTACATGACTGAAGTATCAAAGCAGTCTCCTAAATTTATCAAATATAAATCGGATCAGCCCAAATGGGTGGAAAAAAACGGAATGCCGTCTGACGTTGTCCCTATAGATAACACGCACTTGGGCCAACGCTATGCCGGGAAAAAAGCAGTCAAAATTGTAGATTACTTACAATGCTGTTTGGAAAATATTCATCAACCACTGTACGCACTAGCGAAGCATGTGGATGCAACCGCTGTGATCACCGGACAAAGAAGCTCTGATGGACATAAGGATAATAAGTCCAGCGGGGATTGGGAAAATGGTTTTCAATATTTCTTTCCGATTGAAGATTGGTCTGATGACGATGTTAAATCGTATCTAAAATCAAAAGGTGAGACTGATCCTAGATTTGATATTCACCACAGTTCTATCGATTGCCTGACCTGCACAGCGTTCTGCAAATCAAGCCCCCAACGCATGGATTACCTACAGAGAAACCACCCTACTCATTTTGATGAATTAGTGCGGAGATTAAAGATCATCCGCAATGAGGTTACTAATTATACGGATGGGATTGATGCAGTTATAAGCGGAAACTTTGAAGAAACGGTAGATAAATCTATGAAAAAAAATACAGAAGGTCTTCCTTCAGATATCCGCCTCAAAGAAAATGTCGAGCACTTAGAGACTGTGGATGGCATCAGATACTATACTTGGGATTGGAACGCCGAAGCTAAGCGGGTGGGTTTAAACACCGGGCCCACCTTTGGCGTAATGGCCCAAGAGGTCCAGAAGACCCACCCCGAAGCTATTGTGCAAGGACCACAGGGCTACTTGCTAGTGAATTATGCAGCGCTGCCTAAGTGAGCTCAGACACAGTAATACCCTTTCCACAGCAGAGTGCTGTTGACCGCCAGTTCGAAGAACTGGAGCGGCAACGGGAACAAATTAGACAACAAGCACAGTTGATAGCGGAGCTTAAAAAAAATGAAGTTTGAAGACGCCATTAAGAAATCCATCAAGGGGTTTATCGAAGGTAAAGTGCCTCGGAATATCGCAGAGATGTCTGAAGAAGGGCTGATCTATACACCCGCGTATCTAGACAAGCTTGAAGAGGTGATGATGGCAGAGCCAGAGGCTGCTGAGCCAACCGAAGAGGAGATGCTTGATGCAGAAGTTTAGTTCGCCAATCCCCGGAGCTAACTTTACTACCGACACCCGCAACTATGGATGGCATCGTCCCCCGGACATCGTGGATTACGATGAGGGCGTTGAATATTTTATCGCTAAGATGGACGAGCCCCAAGAGACTGACCTGATTATGTCTCTAATTGATCTGGAGACCCCAATCACCGTGATCACTGCCAGCTTAATGCTCCAAGGCATCAGCCGGGGAAAGATCCCCATTGACCTTGCCATCCTAATGGCGGGGCCTGTTGCTAGGTATATCGAGATTATGGCGAAGTCTGAGGGCAAAACCTACGAGATGGGCGCTAGCGATAAAGATCGTGTGTCGATCACTCCAACATCCCTAAAAATAGCGCTCGGCCTAGTGGATGCGGAAGACGCAGCCCCAGCACCAGCAGCTGTTGAGGAGATGCTTGAGGAACCGCCAGAAGGCGGTCTCATGGCAATGCCAGAAGAGCCTTTAGAGGCGTCTGGGGCGGAACAGCAGACCATGCTCGGCATGGGCGAAGAACCAGTTGAAGAGGAGATGGCTGATGGGATGGCGTGACGTTCAAGCTGGAGTTGCTGACGGCAGCATAAACTACGCTAAGAAGCCTGATAAATTCGGCAGTTTTGTGGAGGGCTTCGCCTCTGTTTATGTGCCTATGATGAGTAAAAAACAGGACGCCAAGCTTAAAGCTGACGCTCTAAAGGCGGCTGATCTGAAAGCACAAAAGACTAAGCTGCAAGAAAAGCGTGAAAAGCAGGCAGACGAAGATGCCCTTTACCTTAAACAAGCCCAGCAGATTGCTTTAAACGTGGGTTTTCAAGGCGATGAGGGCACGATTAATTATATGTTTGGGCAGCTAGTAAACTTTAAAGGCGATGCTGCAAAAGTTGAAGCTGATTATAAAGCTGCAACGGAAGCAGGGCGTTTTAACCGCACTACGGTAGAAAAAGCCGGGGCAGTAATACCAAATATTCCTCGTCAAAATAAATCAATGATGGACAGGCTTGTCCAAGGTGAATCCGCCGGGGACATCAATGCGCTTCTTATTGGGGAGTTTGACGGTAAGAAAACCTTTTTTAAGACAGACAAGCCTGTGTCTCAGATGACCCTACCAGAAGTCCTGAAGCTTGTTGAAAGAGATGGAGATTATTTTAATTGGTCTAAGGAGTTTATGCCCAAAAAAGCAAACGCCTATGGCAGAGGGCTGGCCAGTACTCCTGTTGGTAAATATCAGTTCGTAGGCAGCACTCTGCGTGACTTTGAGAAGGAAGGTGGCCTTTTTGAGCAGTTAGAGATTACGGATGACACGGTATTTGATGAGAGAACTCAGGATAAGCTCTTTATAGGATACGCTCAACAACGGCTTGCCGGGGTCCGGGGCGTACCCGGCGCGACACCAGAAAAAATTAAACGCAATGAGCGTAATATCCTTAGATATACTTGGGAGTTCTTAGATCGAAAAGACAAAAACGGCAATTACCTGACCTCAGATGAAGATGTCGATAAGCTTATTGCAGAGATCGACACAGGCACAGCAGACAGCACAGTCGAGGATATAAGCAACAGCCAAGCGTTCAAAGAATGGGCTGCTGGGGATAAATCGCAGCCCTTCGAGGGCACTGAAGGCGGTTATCAAGAAAACATGGTTACGTTGGAACCAATGAAACCAGCTGGCTTTGATCTCGATTTTGCAAGCATTGAAACTAAAGATGATGCAGAAAGGCTTATTGCAACGATTAATGCTGATAATACCATTGGGGAAGCAGAAAGGAATGCTGCTCTTGCCCAAGTGCAAGAGTTTATGACTACTTTAGACGTATTCGACTTTGCAGAGTTCCTCGACAAAACACGTATACAAAATTCGGGAGATGCCACTGGGGCCATTCTTACTATCCAGAACAATGAGAATATTCCTAAAGACGCTAAAGAGGATTATATCGCCCAGCTGACCGATGTCATGGATATGTACAATGACCGAGCTGTTAAAGCTGCGCGAGAGAAAAAGGATCCTATAGCGTACTACCCAGTAGGCGAGGACGGCATGATCGATCTCGGCGGTAAAATTCTTGTAAAAGAAGTTACCAGACAAGTGGCTAAAGAAGGTGGCGAAGATGGTGAGATGGTCACTGCATCAGTCTTTGTGAATGCGCTCGATGAAAGCCAGGTGATAGAAGACGTTACAAAAGGCTTCCTTGCTCCAGAGGGTGATGTAGCCACGATGGTCAAGGTCTATAACACCCCTATTCAAGAAGCTTCTGAGCTTGTTCAAGACGGCATTAGTATTGTAGATAATCTGCTGGAGTACCGCAAGTTAGTCACTGAAAACCCCGGCGCTATGAACGATTACCTTACAGCGATTGGTGGGGCTAACGAAGAAATCAATCAGTTTGCCACGGCATTCTCATCTATGTTTGGCAAAGATGATGTTAGTTACGAAAGGGTTGCAACAGCTGCTACCCCAATATTTGAACAGCTGGGCACACAAAACGACAAGTTGTTGTTCGCAATGCAATTGAGAGCAGCATACGACCAAGCACGTTTGATGGGATCTACGGGCCAAGGTCTATCTGACAAAGAATTAGCGATGAACCTCCAGCAAGTTGGGCAAGGCTTGTCTCCAGAAAAAGCGTTACCGCTTATAAATAGGCTAATTTCCAGTACAATTCGTACTATTGAAACTAAACGTAATGGTAAGATTGGTTCAATCATTGCCCAAAGAGAAATTACAGATGGTTTGAGAAAGTACCCATATGGGCAAAATTTTAATAACTACGCTAAGTCAGCATTTACTAGCGATATTTCGCCAAACTACGACCCTGTGAAATCTATCCAATTATATGACGCACTTGAAGGCAAAACGGATCTTCAAACTACATCTGCAGCCGGGCCTCCTGTTGTTGAAAAAAGCCCTCAAGATTTAATTTCTACATATAACGAAGGGGAAACAATTATAGTCACACAGGCGCTCAAAGATGCATACCCTAACAGTCTAAAGCTACAAAATTCATCAGTAGGTGACACCTTAAGAAAAGGGAATTAAATAATGGCTGCTGATGCGGTAAACGACGATCCATTCAAAGATGCAATCTTAGTCGAAGATGATGAGGATGATCCATTTAAGGATGCAGTGTCCCAACCTTCTTTCGAGGCTGCTTTTCCCACCAATATGTACGATGGTCTTAGCCTCGGAGAGGCGATGGACCGATATAAGGACATTGTTTATCAGAAAGACGAGAACGGTGAACATACTAGAGATCTGAACCCGAATATTGAGCTGGTGGGTAACTCCCATAGATTTGTAAGGGAGGACGGCAGTGACTCACTGATCCCGGAACCAGAAACCAGTTTTATGGGCGGGGCAAAAATGCTCTTTGGGGTATCCCCCTATGATGTCACTGCAAAAGTTGGTGGGCCACAAATTCTGAGTAAGGGTATTCAAGAAAGCGTATCTGATTTGAGAGAAGCAGACGCCGCTTTTTTAGAGAAAACAGATGCGGCTGATCTACTTAGATCCTCTCCAATCGGCGATCAATATCCAGATGACCTAGTAGAAAGCGCCCAAGAAAAGGCAGTTAATGTCGATACTGGCGGGACTTTTTTTGATGCTTTGATTGCTGACGCTGGCCCTGCCATTATTGCTGGTCTGCCCACTGGGGTGGGCACAGTACGTGCTTTGTCGCTTATCCCGCAAGCAACATCTAAGGTAGCCAATGTTGTCGTAAACACCTTAAAAGGGGTCACCGCGACACTTACCGGGGAAACGGCTGCAACGCTGACCACAGGCACAGACGAAGGTACTTTCGTTATGGGCCCAGACGCTACCTTTCCAGCCTTCCCTGACTTAGCTGATCTTGGGGACGAGGAAGCAGACAGGGTCATCGAACACAGGTTAAACACGCTGACTGAAGGCATGGCCCTTGGCGGGGTTGTTCTAGGGGCGATAGCTACAACAAAGGCCGCTACCACCACGGCAGCTCAGTTTCTTCTGGACGGATTTGTGACTGCAGCCAAGGGGCCAGAGAAAGCTGTTTATATGCAGTTATCTCTCGAGCTGGCTAACCTTCCACCCGATGCTAACGAAGCAATGCTGGCGGAGGCACGTCAGCGCGTAGCTAAGATTGTGGAGAACAATAAGGAAGTCCTAGTACAATCTATTCGCGGCATGGACGAGAACCAACAGGTCACCATTGATACGGTAAGTGCGCTGCTCAAAGGCACTGGTAACCAAGCGGATCGAAGCAATGCGCTGGGCGTTAGAGCTGGGGCCATGAACATCCCGGGGTCACCCGTAGTGGACGCTGTGGACGCACCTATCGCAGCTGTGCAGCAAGACTTAAGACTACAGGCCCAAGAGCTGGGTGGAGATACGGCTGCTCAGCAGACTGCCAAGCTGCAAGAGGGGGTCGAGGCTTTAACGGAGACTGCCCGGGCATCTGTGGATGATGTCAGTGGTGGTCTAGCTCAAGCACAAGCTAAGTATGATGCAGACTACGCAAAGATTATGACTGGCTTTGATCAAGACCTAGAGGCCACAGATGTAATTGATAAGCTTGCAGCTCAATATGGCACTGACTTAGAAGGCCCAGCTACGGCGGTCAGAGACCGCATAAAGAAACTTTTAGAAGTGTCGTATGTAGCCCAACGCACTGATAAGGATGCTAAATACGCAGCCGTAAGCGGTGGGCCAATCGATGCTGAAGCAATCGTTGATCAGTTTGAACGCATCAACCTCGGCAGCATCACTGAAGCGGAATATCTGGTAAAAAGTAATCGCCCGGTTGGGACGCTGCACAGACTTGTACAGCCTAAAATGGTTGCCGATGAAGCTGGCGAAGAGGGCGCTATGCGCCGTGAAACGCCAGAGGAAGTCATAGATCGTGTACAGGAATTTCTAGACAACGACCCCAAGCTTAACTTTGGCTTTTTCTACAAGCAGATCCGCCAAGAAATGTCACAGCTGGCTAGCGATTTATACACCCGGGGCAACGGTTTGGCTGGGTCTACCGTCAGGGACTTTATCAAGTTCATCGATAACGACATGCTAGATTTTGTTGAGGAAGAGGGCGGTGATGCGTTAGCCGCAAACGCCCGGGAAGCTAAGCGGTATTTCCAAGAGGATTACTTGTTTAAATCTGGTGGGCCAAATTCTCCACAATCAAAGCTAGCCGAGTATGCAGATCTTTACGACAGCACACTTGGGCGGACCAGCAACGAAGATCTCACGGCGACAATTACGGGCAAAGGATTTAACCAGCCCGGGTACGATAGCGCCTTTGAAGATCTGTCTGTGGATTGGCTAGAACGAGGCAATCGCTTTGATATAGCCCACCTTAAGACTGCTCTAAGCACATTGCCCAAAAACGATGGTGGAGAGATTGCGGACTATATGGTTCTCAAGGTTCTAGGCCGCTTTGCTTTAGACGCCCGGGCCAGCGGTATCGAGGGAATTGATTACGGAAAACTGACCGCTGAACTGGGCAACTATTCAAGCGTATTATCAGCTAATTTCCCGCAAAAGGCTGACATGATAAATGGCTTCCTAAAACGCCTCGAGACTGCCAAAGGCAGTCAGGAGGAGCTGCTCAAAGTATTAGAAAGCACCAAAGCCAGCGCGGATAAAGGTATAGCGCAGCTGCAGGGCAGTATTCTTACAGAGTTCTTCGATAAGTCTCTCACCCCACAGCTTAAGCAGATTGCGAGTAGTGATGAGATATTTGCTACCTCAGACCCATATAAAGCGTTCTCAGGGTTCTTTACCGGGTCAGAAACTGTTAGCCGAATGAGGCAGCTTCTACAGGCGATTGAAGCCTCACCAGAGGCCAATCGTCCTGTGATCAAGGACGCACTGAAGCTAGCCTACAACAAGTTTCTGGACGATAAACTTATTGGCAGAAAGCTCCAAACCAGCGGCGTAACACCCATGAACGTGGCTCCCGGGGAGCGAGCTGCTGATGAGCTCACCCCTCTGTTTCAAGTGGGTAGGGAGATCTACGGGGATGAGGGAGAGACGCTGTTTAGTGGTCTTGAAGCCTCTCTTGGTATGGCCCGGGAAACAGAGGCCCTCAAAAGCGCTAGCCCAATAGCAGGGCAATCTCGCACCGCGTTTAATCAACAAGCCCGGACAAACACCAATCGTATGATTGCTATCTTTATTGGGCCTTTAAGCCGTATCGGTACAAGACTTCGGTCCATTCTCGGTGGACTAATTGAAAAAATGAACGCAGATGAACGCGCTATGATGATCCGCCAAAACATACTAGCTAATCCTGATGAGTACCTCGCTCTAGCCAGCAAATATAACAAAAATCCGAATGATCCCTTGTTAGAAGAAACCCTAATGTATTTCCTTGGATCTGGCCTGATCAAAACGGACCTAGAAGCGGATGCTGAAGGCATCCCGGGCATCGTAGAGGCTGCACAGGGCGAAGTAAGCGAAGCTGCTAAAGCAATAAATGCGATAGCCCAATAAAAAACCCGGGGGAGCAACCCCCGGGTCTATATAGCAGCTCGGAGAACGACCAAGAACCCCTCGCTGCCACATTCTTAACTGACATAAGCCCTCCAGTCAACTCTGGGGGGTTTTTGTTGGCTGGCTTACGTTAGCTCACTGTTAGTACCATAACAATTACCTTAGTGGAAGGGCTTACTCACACTTTCTGAGGCCTGTGGAGGGGTCATAATAGCAAGCCCCTCCCTCTTCGATAAAGTTGTCGGGTTCTTCGATATCAGGCTCTGCTACATCCTCTACCGCTGAAGCATTCAAAATTCCAAAGCGCTTTCCACTGGCGCGGAACGTAGTGCAGCCAGATGAACCTCCCTCATATGCGGTCATATAGACTTGTTTAAAGTCTTCCCAGCCCACGTCATCTCCGACATTGCAGGTCTTAGAACAGGCACTATCGACATATTTAGATGCTGTGTTCAGCACTTTTACATGATCAAATACGGACAGTTCATTAGTTGTTTTGCCCTTGATCCCAAAGTTCTGATAGCCATAATCCTTCACAGTTTCGATCCTTGGCCCATCAAACGTCTGGATCGTTCTATCGTAACTATGGGAGAAGACAGGCTCAATGCCAGAGCTCACATTGTCCGCTGAAAGGCTAATTGTGCCAGTAGGAGCTACGGACAATAGATGGCTGTTTCTGATGCCGTGTGTCTGTATTAAAGTGCGAATACTGAGGGGCAATGTTTGTGCAAATTCAGAATCCAGGTACTTATCATCGTATAACGGAAACTTACCTTTTTCGATGGCCAAAGAGATAGAAGTCATGTAGCAGCCGTCCCGAATTACGCCCATGATTTTTTCAAGCCAGTGGATGAAATCATCTGACCCGTATGTATAGCCCATAGCTTCAATTGCGTTAGCCACGCCAGTTACACCTAACCCCATTCGGCGCGTGTCCTTGGCTTGCTTCTCTTGCTGGGGCAGCGGGTAAGTTGCTTTGTCCACAACATTGTCCATTGCTCGAACAACATGCGGAATATCGTTCTTAAGCATTAGCATGTTAAAGGAGTAGTTACCGTCAGGCGTCATTTGAACGTATTGAGCAAGATTGAAAGACCCAAGTAAACACGCCCCATAGGGCGGCAAAGGCTGTTCCCCACAAGGGTTGGTCGCAGCTATATGCTCACAATAATGCAGGTTGTTTTTGCGGTTAATACGGTCAATAAATAGGATACCCGGCTCAGCCCAATCCCATGTGCTGCGTAGGATATCATCCCACAAGGCTCGGGCATTAATCGTGCTGTAGACTGTACCCTCAAACACCAGATCGAAGTCAGTGTCGGCTTTAACCGCCGCCATAAACTTATCAGTGACGCCCACAGACATGTTAAACTGTGTGAGCTCTGTATCGTTGTTTTTTGCGCGGATGAATTTTTCAATATCGGGGTGATCCACCCGCATAACGGCCATTTGAGCGCCACGTCTGTGTCCTGCACTGGCGATAGTTTTACAGGTCGCATCGAAGATACCCATAAAGCTCAGTGGGCCAGATGACTTGCTATCCAAACTCTTGATATGGGCCCCATATGGCCTGATCGTGCTAAAGTCATAGCCAATGCCTCCACCCAGCTGCATCGTCCGGGCAGCTTCTCCAACCGCGCCAGTTATACCTCCCATGCTGTCTGGGATAGTGCCGCTGACAAAACAATTATATGGCGTCACCGTGCGCGGTGCGCCCATAGCGGACTGCACACGCCCGGCTGGAAGAAATCTCTGGTTATAAAGTATGTTTCTAAAGTTATTAAAATGCGCCTCATCGTCTTTAAGCGCTTCGGCAACCCTTGTCATAGCTTCAGTAAAGGTCTCCCCTTCTGAGCGATATTTCATACTATGTATTTCCTCAGAGATACCCAGCGTAGGCCCGTAATGATTTTTCATGTCTGCTCCCTCAAACTAAATCTGATAGGTCTGGTTTTTTATAATTCGGCCCCTTCAAAACTTTGCCATCTGGACGTTTTAGGGGTTTGTTGTCTGGTCCTAATTTGGACATGTTGCTGACGTGAACTCGTCGGACAGCCTCATCGAGATCCCATCCGTAAGTGGCTGCATATCCATACGTCACGTAGATGAGATCAGCTAATTCCTTAAGCATACCCGCTGGGTGATTCCCCGCGTCACTCTCGTCGGATACTTCGCCAAACTCTTCTCGAATTAAGCCAAAGCGCATATCCTCTAGCTTAATGTTAAAGTACCAATTCTCGTCCAAAGGATGATCCATAGAAGTGGCAAATTCTCGTACCATCTGCAGTGGGGTGCAATCCCAATATTCGTCTGCAGGATCATCAGGCAGGTCTTTTACCTGCTTAAAAGCTTCGATTATTCCTGCCAGCCGATCTGCCGCGCAATCATCAATATCATCTTGAGTTATCATCGTTCTGCCTCTAGTTTTTTGATAAGTCGATCCAAATACCAACGGCACTTTTTTAAATCTTCAAGGCCATTTTTGTACGGCCAGCGCCAAAGGTATTTAAAAGAGTTTTGCCAGCAATATGCCTGATGGCTGGGTATATCAGCGCCTTCCGACATAGCTTCCATAGCCTCGATGCACTCGATATTTGCAGAGTTATAGTGAGGCGGCTTGTCCACCATATTTGCGTGGATAGGGGGAGACGGGTGCCAATCAGCTTCAGCCCACTTAGCCATCAATGGATCCGGGTCTTTTTAAAGGGGACTATCTTGCCTTCGGCAAGCAGATCTAAAAGCTCTTCATCCGGTTCGAAGGCAATCTCTGGCCCATCCTCGTCTTTGGCATCAATTAAAAGACGCTGCAAAAGTCCTTGTCTAATCAGCAGCTCTGGGGCTGCATCCAGCATCATTTGCAGGCCGAGTAGCAGATCCACTTGCATATGGTATTCGACTTCATCCATCTCGTCTTGCTCAAGATTATGCTGGGCAATCACGCTGATCTCGCCCTCTTCCATGTCTATTTGGAAGGCAATCGCTAGCGTATTTTTGGGGAGATCAATCGGACCCATTTCGAGCTCCTTGTTTTAATAAATTGAAAAAGTAGGCTGCATCGACCACCGCTAAAGGTTGCTTGCGGTCTGCCTTCACGATCACCACTGGCTCCATGCCCTTTGGGGCATTGGCGGTGGCCTGATCAACGTAGCTGTACACCGCTATGCTTTTTCGGGCTTTGCATTCTATGGTGATCCCCAGCAACCGTCTGGCAGCTGGAGATAGCAGCACATCCTCGCCATGAGCTCCCATAGGATTGCTTTTACAGTCATCGAGCTCTAGCTCTTTGAACTTGGACAGTATTTTCTTTGCAGTCCATTGCTGCAACTTGCGCCCTTTTGCTTTGGCTGATGAGGTCTTAATCGGCATCAACGTACCACTTGTGCGGCGGGAACTTGGCTTTGGATTCCGCTTGGGGTTTGTACTTCGCGCTGGGCCAGCACGTTCTTTTAAAGCTGCAGAACCCACAGCTTTTGCAGAGGGTTTTCTTTCCCGTTTCTTTGCGCTGGAAGGTCTCTTCTTCGGCTTCAAAGCCCCGCTGAAAGGGCGCACCACTTTCAAGCGACCCCACAGTATGCTTGCGGCGAGCTCTGATGGCTTTACACTGATCAACGGTAGCGGTGACAGGCACCACCATCAGCTCCCCGGAGGATTTATCTACAACTATCCAGCCACCGGGGGGCTTATTCTGGGCATCCGCATAGCCAAATAACTGACCCACATAACCGAAATCGTCTTCTGCAAGCAGGGCATCAAAGCCCTTGGCCCATTTGTTTTTGTAGGCCCAAGGTGCGGAGGATTTAATGTCCAAAACCTTGCCATCGATATCGATATCACTCGATCCTTTGACTATGGTTTCTGACACCTTCATCGTCACATCATCACCGTCACTGGTGACATCAACTTTGGCTATGGTGAGCAACATACGGGTGATAACTTCGACACAATCACCGATCATCATCCGCATAATATGATTGTAGGGGAACGATTCCCGTTCCGCCCCAGACTTCTCCATTTGGAGCGTACATAAGGGACGGCCCACATTGGACATGCGTACCCTGAATCCTGCTTCTCGTTTTTGCGTGAGCTGTTTTTTAAAGGCTGCGACGAGTTGTTCAGCAGCGGCTTCAAATACTTCGGGGTCTACATCTACAGTCGCTCCATTAGAGAGCGACTGCATTAGACCTTTGAGTTCTAGCTCTAGTTTCTCTAGGGCCAATCCTAAGCGCTGTGCTCGAGCGCGGAGGAGTAGCCATTAAAGCTATCGCTAGGTGCATGATCGACTGCACCAAGAGCTGCGTAATGCTTTTTCTTAATGCTGTCGTTCTCTTGCCTAGCCTGATCGTTAAACACTTTTAAAGTGGCCACGACATCAGAGGTTAACAGGGCAGGAGTATCATAGTCGATACCAAAGCTAGTGGTAAAGGTTATACCAGCTTCAACAGTATGCATATCCAGCCACACATCTCTTAGCTGTCTGCCCGACCCTTTGAGATTTTCTATCACCTTGCCGAGCGCCATGAAGTTCATGCCCTTCATGTGAAACTGCACAGGCTCATTCTCGACGCGCTTTTTATCGCCATTCTGATCAATGCCATCATAGCTTACGATACCTCGCATCACTCTGGTGCAAACAATGTCCTTATAAGGTTTCTTCTCCGCATCGGAAAACCCTTTCCAAATGCTTGCCTCTGGGCGTCCGCAACGTAAACCACCAAGCATATCGATAGGTTCTTGGCCTCGTTTATCCATCAAAATTGATTTGTTAATCATTTTGAAGTCCTCTGTGGACTGCTGTCGCCATTGAGTGTGCTGTAACAATACTCTCATTTTGATATTTTCAGCATACGCTGGGCTGGGCCCATGAACGTAGTACATACCCATACGAGCATGTGGCACTTTCATCATAAGTTTCGGATCGTGCTGTACTTTTAAAAACGGTAATTTAATCACCGCTGCTTCATCTTGGCCCTGCTCAGCAAAGATAGCTGCAGCTTCGGCAAGTTCTTCTGGGGAGGCGAGTGTTGTGAGGTCAGTCATAGATTTTCCTATGTTTGATTAAGAGTATATATCTTACCTTAATAACAACCTTAATTCAAGCTCACTTCCGACATCTCCATCCAGTTTTTTCCAATTTCCATTTCAATATCCAGAGGGATAGGCAACTTGTAGCCAAAGCGTTCCTCAATCTCATTTTCAATATCTCGCATTGCCCAGACAGCGCATTCTTTGACCTGTTCAAGCTCGCCGGGGTAGATATCTATCACGATGGAGTCGTGGACCGTGAGGATTAACTTGGAGCGCAGATTACGCATTTTAAACACCTTCAGAGCCCTCACACAGGCCAATGGAACGATAGTCCCGGTGGCATGGCTTTGGACAGGGAAGTTTACGATCTGGGTGGCCCCAGATACTCGGCCATTTCTAAAGCGCACTGCGTCTGGAAAGCTAAACTCGCGTCCGCATGGGATGCGAACTAAGCCATCCTCTATGACGCCATCCATAAGCTTCTTGTGCCACTTTTTGAGGCCAGAATAGATGTCGAAGTATGATTTAAAGTATTCCTGTACGTGAGGAGCCTCTCCAGCCCCCATGCCACCGTACAGTGGCGCAAACGTGTACGCTTTGGCAGCTTGTCGCATAGATTTAGTAACCTTATCCGCCGCACATTTATTAATAATCATTGCAGTCTGCGAATGAATATCTTTGCCACTGGTAACATCATCTAATATCTGCTTATCCCCAGACAGGATCCCTGCCACACGAAATTCTAGCTGGGAGTAATCGATCTCCCCAAGCAGTCCGCCTTCAAATCGACTAACCACAGCCTTACGCACTGGGAATTTACCGCCCTTGGGCTGGTTCTGGAAATTAGGCCTACTAGAGCTTAGCCGACCAGTAGCAGTGGTGGTCTGATTAAAATTTGCGTGTAAAAGGCCACTTGGCCGGGTGTGGTTGGCAATGCCCTTCACAAACGAATTGAGATAAGTATTAAGAGCGTTTAGCCGGGAGTATTTGGTCAGGAAGTTAATCGCTCGAGTGTTATTCTTACGCTCGGCTTGTACCAGCAATCGCTGAATAGTCATTTTGTCGGCCCGGAACCCGTTAGCCGTAGCATCAGCTGGCCCCTCTGGGATCAGCCCAAGACCCGCCTTTTTGGTGGTCGGTCTGTAGACCGCCCCAGAGCCTTCACACATCTTACACGCTGGCTGGCGCTTGTATGGATCCCCCTTTTTAGTGACTTTGTGCTGCTTGCCTGATCCAGAGCATAGGTCACATCGTTCTGCTATAGTCCTGTACGCCAGCTGCATGTTGCTTTTGACGTGAAAGACCCACTCGCTGTCAGACATCCGGGGAGGATATGTAGGACGGCCATCTGGGCCTAGCCCAATATTAAACGCCTTAATGAACGCTTTCTTATTATGGTCACTTTTAAACTCGTACCCATAGATCAGGCGGGTCATATCCTGCCCCGAGGAGAGATTAGTGACTGTGTCCCCCATCACCTCGATGGTCTCTTTTTCCAGCTCTGTTTGAATGGCTGTGTGCTCAGTTTCGAACTGCACCCGGACCTCATCCAAAACATCCATGTCGATAGCAATGCCGTTGCGCTCGATTTCACACAGAAACCATGTCATTTCGTTCATTAACTTAAATGTGGGTAGCAGCCCTATGTTTTCCTCCAGCTTCAGATCTTCGATCTGAGCTAAGTAAATCTCTGCACAGCTCACCACATCAGCTTCAGCATATTCAAGCACTGTATCGAGCGGCATTTTCTCAAACCCTACACCGCTGGCGAACAGCTCATCTACTAGGTCAGATTTCTTGCGTGTAACGTCTCGCCGCTCAGCTGTAGCCTTCAAGCTTAGTGGCCGTCTGATGCCCCGCGAGAATATGTACTCGCCAATCATTGTACACCAAATCTCGTTTGGCAGCACAAACTCCATTTCCAGCAACCAAGTGACATCAAACTTGTCGTTGTGAGCACAAAGCAGATCCGCCCGACCAAGATCTCTCTGTAAGGGTTCCCGACTATCAGGCTGGGGTTTTTCGTCATGGAACCAAACAGAGTGCTGTAGTGGACCCAACGTCTTGCCGTCTTCGATCATTAACCATGAGCCACTGACACAGGCGTTGTCAGAATGCATGGCCGATGGATCAAGTATCTCGCCTAATGGAGACACAGTAGTTTCTAAATCGAGGACACATACAATCATGCCTCATACCTCGCAATGTCAGCATCAAGGCTACAGACAACTTGCCCATGCCACCCGGTCAGCTTGTTTTTTGACACAGTGAGTGTCCGCATAGGATCGAGCGGAGTGCCAGATTTAGAGATACCAATGATGAAGTCGGCTTCAGCGGCCTTACCGATCTTGGAACCTTCCATGTGGGTGTAGTCGAGATAGCTTACATTTGTCGCGGAGTTCGATGCTTGCGAGACGCCTATTAAAGCACAATCGTAGCGCTTTGCTGTCTCTCGAAGACGCCTATAAAGCTCTCGTAATCTCTCATGCGTGGCAGCGAAGTTACCAGAGATTTGGACCTTGTCTGCCTGATCCACCCAGACCACGGCAGGTTTCTCTTTTTTAATGTAGCGCTCGATCATGGTAAGATCCCAATCTTGCGCTCCTCGGGCCTCAAAGAGGCCTTTAGTGTGGGCATGAAACGCTGCGTCTGCAGCTGGAACATCCAGAAGCACGGTAGCTTCATTTATGCCTAGAGCACTTTGATACGCTCGCTGCCATGTACGTTTAATGGCTTCTTCATTTCCGAGAACCAGTACCTTATGGCCATTATCCACAAACCCATTG